ATTATAAATTCTCTCAAGCGTTACAGCATTACTAGCACTGATAAGCTCTTTGATGTTTTCGATATCAACCTTATCACCTTGGAATACTTTTTCTTTATATTCAAAGTCCTGATAAAACTTATCCAATCGACATTGCTCAATACAGGCTTTAACTTCAGCTCTTTTGATATCAGCAAGCTGCTCATCACTCATAGGAACGACATCAATCAGCGATGGCAAACCATCAAACGTGAAAGCTAATCTTTTCCCTTCAGGGATTGGACTATAAATAAAATGATCTTCATCAAGCTCAACAACATCAGCAGGTAATTCACCTTCAAAGTGAATACCCTCGATAACCAAAGCTCTTTTGGTTTTACTCCATAATCTACTGACCATTATTAATCACCTATTGCAAACCAATCTATCGTGCCGCCGGTATCCTGAGAACCAACATCCCCACCGAAAGCACCATGAGTATCAACCTGATGTACATAGCCAGTAATAGACCCAACAGCTTTTGATCCATTATCCAAACTGAACATACGACCACCCCCATCACCAGCAGCACCATGATAAGTACCAAAGATCCGATAATTTGTGTTGTTGAATGCGATAGGCATGGCAATCGAAGTACCAGCACCAACAACCGCAATCGAACCTCTTTGAAGAATTGCACCACCAGGCAAAGGTAGATACTCGCCAACACCACCAACAGTAACCCATGTACCAATCGCAGCAATCGCAGCAGTATTGTTACCAACATCGGTATTTAATTGATTGAGCGCATCGGTAACAAGCGCACCAACAACACCAGAAACATTAGCAACATCAGAACTATCGAGATTTGAAATCGCTGTTGCGTTATTTGTGATCGCTGTATTTAGTGCTGATATCACATCATTTAGAGTCGCACCTGCAACAACAGAATCATTAGCAATAAGGCTTGTAACGTAATCACCAAGCTGAGCAACCACCGCACCCAAACGACCAAACACACTTGATACAGCATCACTATTATCAATCTTATTCCAGGAAACACCGTTATCAACCGCCCAATCACCAATATCAAAAGTTAGTCCAGCCTCAGCGGAATTATAATTATCGGTATCACAAATATAGTAATCGCCAGATTCCCCAGCAGGAGGCAAATCACCTCCAGTAGTTGAACCACCAGAACCAAAAGTACCTTTGGGAGTCATACCAGAGAAAGGTAAGAATGATGGATCTACCTTGCCGCCGGCATCCAGTGGGGTATAACCATTCGCCACACCCTTATTTGATTGCTGCTCATAACCAGCATCATTGACAAGCTCAGAAACATTATCACCTGGCTGAATAGCTGAATCAGCCAAAGCACCTTGAGCAGCCGTAGCAAAATCACTTGGAGCAGATCCGGAATCAGTTAGATTTCCATCAACATCTAATCCGGCGAAATTACCATCAACAGCACCAGCAACCCGTTTGCTCACCCTCAAGATTAATCAAATCGATATTTGTTGGATGAAGCTCTAAGGTGAACCAATAATTATCACAACAAGCAACAATGATACTCGGAATATCAATCTCATTATCACCGGCAGTTAATATAGCACCAGCACCATTAGCCCAATCAGCATCAGTTACATTCTGCCAAAGTACATTTGAATTATCAGCGAGAGGCGCACCATCGGCAGATAGAGTTAGCTTTACACCTGACACTGGAGATACCGCTTTAAGTATCAAAGATTTAATTAAACCCATTCCAGTTGGATCACCGCCACTCGGAGTACCGAATTGGAATGAGGTGGCGGCGAGATTATCAGTAGCGATTGGCTGAATAATGCCAGTACCTTCAGGCAATAAATCAAACCAAATAGGGCGACTTGAAGAAACATCATCGGAGGTGAATAAAACCTCCATATACTCATGATCATGAACCTTTACATACTGACCCCATCCAGAGTTTCTGAAGCGTAAAGAGTTTTCATACTGCCATGAGTTGTTTGGAAGAATAAGATCGCCATTAAAAACGATATTACCATCATCATCCTGAGTGATATTTGATGGCTTAAACTGACCCTCATCAACAATAGGAAAGTTACCATCCGGAATTCCCAGGATATCAGGAATCTCAACCTCAAAAGCCAGAAAATCAGCCAGCTCTTGAATTGTAATTTTTGTGTTATCAGCAAGGATTAGCTCATTGTTTAGGCCGATATTTTTCTTTGGTCTAAATTGAGAAAGTTTTACACCGCAAGTATTACATCGCTTACAAACACCGCAATTTGAATTACCGCAACCACATCCACAACCAGAACAACTATTAACTAAACCCATGACTCACCCTACGTTACCAACGGAATACCTTGATTATTTACAAGATATTTACCCTCATCATTAACATCATCCACATCCTCATAAGAACTACCGTTAAACCAGCGATAGTTGCCAGATCCGCGAGGCTGGCGAGCTGGCGCACCTATAACCGGCAAACAAACTGAGCGATTACGAATCCATTGAAGAGAGTTTGCAGCTCTCGCTCTTTGCATTTGAGTCATTTCATAATTCAAATAATCCGAGCAATGAGCTAATAAACAGAATTTGATTGCATTGATAGGATCTTCTCTACCAAGCGTGGCATCTTCATTTTCAGGGATAGCACCGAAAAAGCCATAATTACGATCTTTCCAATCGTAGAGCATATCAATTAGACCATCAAAAACCTCAGTGTATTGATAATCTTTTGCTTTCTTAAAATTAGTTGATTGCTTTGCCTCGCGTAAAACCCATTCGAGAACATACTGAACAGATCGCCTATCTCTAGGCAATGTATTTACCTCAACATTTTCCTGCTTAACGCCGCAATCAGACATAATTTTTACCTATTAGCCTTGAGCAATTTTCCAGGCTTCATCACGCTGTTTTGACGTAATATCAGCACCTTCACCCAAAGCAGCTTCGATGGCTTTAACTTCAGGCTTACCACCTTTTGTAAAGTGACCTTCAGTATCTTTACTCAGTGTACCAATAGCCTCAACAATTTGATCAATAGTAATTTTGGTATCATCACCACTACCACCAGAACCACCCTTAGGCTCTTTCACCTTACCAGCAGCAGCATCCTCAATGGCAGCATCTAAACTGTCATACCATCCTTCAGCTTTCTTTTTTTCATACTGGCCTTGACTGCGACAATCAACCGAGTTCCAGTAATACTGAACACCATCACGCTGACCTTTGAATGCTGCTTTAGCAATCTCAGCCGCCGTTAGGCACAAAATAAATACGATTTTTGTTTTAAATTTTTCCACGATAGATTTCCTCATTCGGGTTTTTAGATTGGGTTTTAAAAGAAGATGCCCCGACATAAGCCAGGGCATTTTCAGTTTGGTTTATCGGTTAAACCTGACCATCCAGCAACACACCACATTGCTCCGGCTTTTCCATATTCCAGGCATACCAGAGAGCGATACGATACGAACCAGACAGATCATTGATATCACCATCAAACGCGATAATGCCGTTGATCTTACCAACCGTGAACTCACGCGCATTCAAGTTTTTGAAAAGCTCATGATTCATTGGGATTGGAGAAGAGGCAATAACCATCGCATCTTTATTCATGATGATGTTTGACTGACGATCAGTTGTATTCAACCAAGTGACAGTAGCACCATCAAGAATTTGCGTATCAATGTTCGCATAGCTCGCTTCCAATGGACTCAAGTTTGGATCATTCAACGCGATTGGGCGTGGAGATACAACAGCAGTACCAGCAGACTCACCAACAACAGTAAATGTTTGGCTATACGCTAATGGAATCTTTTGATCCAAGGATACAGCACGAACCGGAGTACCACCATTATCAAGCTTGAACTTATCACCGATACGAAGATTCGCAGTAACACCATTCAAAGGAATGCTGCCATAACGATTATCGAATGGCACTTCCTGGAAACCAGGAGCAGCTTCAGAAGCTAAAGGCTTCAATGAAACATCACCATTAACAGTAACAACTTCATTCTGACCCTGCATAAGACCCAATTTTGAATGCTGATAAACATCATCAAAACCAGCAACTTTCTTATCGATCTGACCATTACGATACGCATTATCAGGAATGCTTTGGCCGTAGTTAGCAGTAGAGCGAACCAAATCACGCCCACCAGCTTGATAAGCAGTAGGGTTAAGGAACGCGCAAGTGCCATCATCACGATAGAACTCAGTTTCGATCATACGAGCAGTAGAGCGCGATAAGCCATCCCATAAAAGGAAATCACCTGGCGCACTACCAAATTCGGCAGAATCAGTAATACAGAAAGAACCTTGAGTACGAGCAACTTCCATTGCGCGGAACTCCATTTGGCTCAATAGCTTTTTGGCATCAGCCTGAACAGCGCGGCGATACGAAGTCTCATCACGCAAATCATCAGCACGAAGCTCGCGGAAAGTGTTAGCTGGATCACCTAAAGCACCACGGATAGAAAGCTCAAGAACTCCATCACGCTGCCCTGTTAAATCCCAACCATCTTTCGTTACAGCTTGTTGCTGAACTGGCTTCCAATATTGGTTGTTTGAACGCTGTAAACTACCTGCACCTGGATCATAAACCTGACTCATATCAGTTAGTGTTGACATACCTTCAAACACATTAACCATCTCTTCGATGGCATAGGTAATCATCTTACCTTCACTTAATTGACCGGACATTTTGCCCCTCCAAAAATATTATTTTTGCCCGACCAAAACATGACTTTAAGCAGCACCAGCCTTACTCAAGGCATCTTTTTTTTGCTTTTTCAGCTTCGAGTATAAGTCGAAGTTTCCAGCATCAGCAGCTTCATCAATCTTCTTATCAAGATCCGATATCTGAGCTGATCCACCAGCATTACCACCATCAATCGTAGTTTCAGCCTGAGCTTTTGAAATACGAGGTGCGCGATCCAAAACACTAATTGCTTTTTGCTCCAAATCAGCCATGAATTTATAAATCTGGTTAGGCTCTTGCAAAGACATTAACCTTTCAGCCAGCTTAGGATTAGTACCCAATAACGCCAACATCATCGGTGCATTTTCCGGATGCTCCTGTTTGATAATAAGAGTTCCATCCAGGACTTCACCCTCTTTATCTCCAGCAACCTGCATTGCAGATTCAGCCTGATTAATCAATCGCCCTAAATCTTTCACATGACCAAAAGACTTAGTTCTCTCTTCAAAATCACCCTGAATACCGTCAAAGTATTCTTCTCTCTGAATTTCCTGTTGCAACTCGCCGCGAGCTTTATTTACAAGCCCTTGACCATTACGCTGCCACTTTTCCAGATCTTCCTGATGAGTTGCTTTAGCAAGTGCTTCATTACCATTAAATTCGCCGTACAATTTCTCATCCGACAAATATTCCCTCAGGTTTGGCTTTTGACCAAAATCATCAGGATTGATATCAAGCTGGTTGTTTTCCAACCTTGATTGCAACTGTTTCAGTTTTCTATTTTCACGCCTTAATGAAGCATAAGCAGCATTACGCTTCTTATCCGCTTCCTCTTGCTCATCTTTTTTGGATTGCGAGTCCAACAAATCAACCACTTCATTAGATTCCAAGTCAATCTCAGCAGCTTCATCAGATTCAGTTGAGTTGCCATCTTCCGAATCATTTTCAGCGTTAGCATCATTTTCATCAGTATTTTGACCATCATCATCAGTAGCTTGACCACCCTCACCCTCCAGCGAGTCCTGATCTTCAATCGAGTTTTCTTCCGACTCCAAGTCGATTTGCTCTTCAGCAGTATCGTTATTTTCAACGCTCATGATATTTTTCCTCATCACATGGTTTTGAGATTTGCAAAATTGCACTCAGCGATAAGCTCGCTGGCAGCTATCACGGATAATACACCGTAAATTCTTTACATCAACCCCTGACTGGCTTCATATAGTGAATCTGTTAAATCTACCTGATTTTGAAGCATTTGCTGGCGGTTATTAAAAATCTGATCACGCTCTTTTAGTTGCAGCTCTTTACTGTTAATACGCGCATCGATCAGTTTTGATATTCTGTTTGCTTGCTCGGTTTTGGCTTTCTCATCGTTAAGCTTGGCTTTTGATATTGTATCGATCATCTCGATTTGCTTACCTTGCTTCTCAACCTCAATCATTTCCTGCATATAATCAGGCTGATTTTGAGACATTATTTGATCCTGCATACGCTGATTATTAACCTGCATCACAAACTCTTTCTCAGCTTCATTCTGAGGCTTGAATCCAGGTAATCCCATCTCAAGCAATGTTAGGCGAGCGTAATCATTAAGCTCATCCATGCCCTCACCATCCTCTTTGGATAGGATATTCAATGTAACAATCTGACGTAATGGATCATTTGGATCAAGTGTATTCAGATACTCTTTCAGGCTTGCTAAAGTTGCATCTCTTCGAGACTGATAGGAAGCACCGATATCGTGATAAACCTTAAACTTCTTATTGGCGATAACATTACGATTATTATCAACAACATCAAGCTCACCATTATCATTAAATGTTAGGAAATCACCGAACTCATTGACCTTTTTAACAGCGGTTTTACCATCAGAATTTGTGATAGTTACTTCACGCTCAGTATCGTACATTGATACAGTCATTGCTTGCCAGATCTCGGCATCTCTACGAATAGCCTCAGCCTTACGATCCAGATAGATATAAGTCATCATTCCAATAACTTCCTGAATATTCTCAAGCGCCTTACCTGAAGCGTTAGTATCAAATGTTGTATCACTAATTCCAGGGCTTGCCATAATACCTTCAAGCAATGAAGGCAATACAGCCATCAACTCAGAAACGGTTTGTGGAATCTCTGGCTGGCGAGTATAGGTAGCATTATCAAATGTATATGTTTCGCCGGTTTCAGGATCTTTCCAAAGCTTGTTACGCAAGGCATAAGCTAGTTGATGTGAATTTGCAGCACCCTCATGATAACGCTCAACACCTTCGATCTCACGCTTATCAAACTCAGGCTTAGGCACTGGAGAATACATCATCATATTGGCAAGGAAGTTCAAGCAGCTATTCAATAACTTCTGAGGATCTTTACCAGCTTTAACGATGCCATAAAAATTCTCAACACCATTCACAAAGTTACGCTCACCGTACATTGAAACAACTGGAATGATATCGCCGTGAACAGGCTCACGATTAACCAGGAGATCCGACCCATTAGTTACATAGCGGAAGCACTTTTTGATCTTGATGCGCTTTTTCTGCAAAGGCTCTGGCATCTCTAACTCTTCAGCTTTTGCTTTGGTTAGTGAGTAAAGCTCATTGGTTTCTTCATTTGCATAAATATAAAAGGTTTCATTTTCAGGCTCTAATGAAAACGATTCCAGAATTGAAAGCTTGCGATAAGTTGAGCTGAACAATGGATACAAAAGAGAGCGATGATAATACAACTCATAAACAGACTGATAAGGACTATCGAAAGAAGTAAATCCAACCTTATCTGGATCAATGCCGTTATCAATTAAAAACTGCTTGTATCCAGCCTCAGTGAAATCATGAATAACAGAACAACGCTGAGCATCAGATTTATCAGACATTACCGAATTAGCATCCCAAAATACCTTCCTTACCGACTCAGGTAAAGCAACTCGCTGAGGCTTTAAATTTGTATTCAGTGGATCTTCTGGAGCTTCATAAACCGCGCGAAACATCCAAGACCCGAAACCACAATCAATAGCATCTTCCTCAGCAGTATTGATAATCTGCTCAGTCTTTGAATCCCTACGATCAGTGCGATACATGCCCTGCATGGTTTCATCGATCTCATCATCATCATCATCTTCAATGCGGAACTTACACTCAATCTCATTTTTGCGAAGCTCAGCCATCACACGCCTACGCTCTTTCGCAATAATGTTGTATTCTCCAGTGAATTCACATGGATTAACGCCTGTCATTACATCGTCATTCTGACCATAGCGAGCAAAGTGCAAATCAGGAATACGCTCATCCAAAACAGCCTGGCGATATGATCTATCTTCCTCGTAGTTTTTTATCACTTCATGATGTGCAAGCATTTATCTAACCCTTTGGCGTTGAGGTATGTTCGTTGATTCCTGTCTTTTGACAGCCCTGCTCATACCATTCATTGCAAGGCTCATCATTACGCAATCAGCCATGTTTGGCGATGCAATTTTGAGCTTATTCTTCATCTCATCCTTAGATAACATCTGAATCTTACCATTACCATTGGGTTTTCGTGGAATACGACATACCTCAGATCGTAACTTTTGCAGATTCTTAATGCCCGATGAAAAGCTAATCATATCATCCGGATTAATATATTCATTATGAACAACAGCTCGATAGGTATTATAAACACGATCTCTCAACATCCAATAATACTGAGCGCGTTTGTTTACAAAGGTTTCTTTGTTGCTTTTTGGTGATCGAAATTCAGTTGTATCGGTTGCTTCATAGATATTCCTTGGAAAATCCACACTGTCACCACCACCAAACATTTCAGCAACAATGCGCTTACCCTCCAGGGATTGAGACACTTGACGCTTCAAGCTCAGACCAATACCAACACAATCCCATATAAATCCATCAGCACCAGCACCAATAGCGAAATCCAAAGCCCAATCACAAGCATCATTCACATCATCTTCTTTGTTCTCGACAACATCTAAAATCACCGATCCGTGACGATAAGCCAAAGCCCTCGGATCATTTACGTTTGCTGAATTTGAACCCTCATTCAGATCTGATGGATCATGAGAAACAACCTTGATACCTGATGGCTTAAAGCCTTTGACCAAATGAGCATCGATACAAGCATCAAACCACTCAGCAGGGATAATCGCATTCTCAACTGAATCGTTAAACGCACCCTCCCAGATATGATCATAAACAGCTCGCGGTAAATCACGAAAATCATTCAATCTATCTTGAGCTAATGGAGTGTTTTGAAACCATGGGTTATCACTCCAATTCAGCTTCATGATCAGATAATCATCATCTTCATAGAAACCAAACTCATCCAACTCTGATTGGAATGGAATAATTAGCTTTTGGCTTAATGGATCAGTTGATGCTTGTGGATTGAAAATATACCAATGCTCAGATCCAGGCTTACGCAATGTTTTACCTGAAGTCTGCAATGATTCTTCAGATAGAGTTGCAGCTTCCTCGTAAATAAAACGATCATAATCAGTCATACCCTTAACTGATTCGATGTTTCTGGCTAGACCCTTAAAAGTGAAATCAAATTCTTTTTTAGTACCTAGTATTTTCTTTGCTTGAACATCAAAGGCATAAGCGCCAATCTCAGGAACTAATCTGGCTAAGTTTGATAGTATTGAATCATCAATGGAGTTTTGAAACTCACGAAAGCAGCCATTCGAGTAACCCATATCCTTTGACTCTGCCAGCGATATCCGGCAAACACTCTCAGTTTTAGCAGATCCACGACCACCATAAACACCCTTATTTCGCTTTTGTGTTGTTAGCCATCGATCAAACTTTGCTGGAATCCAAATATCCGGAGCTTCAGATACATCACGATTCCATATCTGGCGATTCTTATTATCTCTTTGGAGTGTTGTTACATGACCACTATCAGGGCAAAGCAAGCCATATCGAGTAGTGCGGCGAGACTTCAGCTCAATCGCAGCCTTAGCTTTGCGCTCAAGCTCTCTACGCTGAACTGATGATTGCTGCGAGTTCATCGTCAGAATATTCCCCAAAATCATCAGTCTTACCAAGTGCCAGCTTATCGCCAAATTTCTTCGGAGCTAACTTGGATAAAGCCCACTTACGAGCATCATATTTTAATCGCGCATAAGATATCGAAGCAGCGGTTATAACCATCACCTGATCTCCATTTGCATCCTTGATTGGCTTACCATTAACAACCAAAGGCTCACCAACATCATCCATCAGATCATCCATCATATCTTCATACAAAGCCGGTACTGATTGCTCTTTGGCAACTTCATACTGAGTGCGAAACTCTGGATGTTTATTCAGCCAGCGGAAAAATGTTCTTTTACTTGGCATCTCTTCAAATCGGCAAATAGTGCGAACCGATAAACCCTCAGCCAAATACGAGCAAAATATCTCAGCTATCTCTGGAGTGTAGTCGGTAGGGCGACCACCAGGATTAACCTGCTGTTTGATATCCTCGATTTTCTTCTGATCTTTCAATCGATCACTGATTAGCTTTGTTACTTCTTTTTCGATATCAGCAAGCTCTTCCTTATCGACTTTCTTCCTGATGGCTGGCTTTATTTTCAGCTTCTTATTTTCGATAGAGAAAACGCGACCCTGCTTCTCATGATCGGCAATGAAGTTTTTTGCTCTAGTCGCCTTTGACTTCTGACGAGGCATGAAATCTCCCTGCTGGAATAACCACGGTACTTATCGAGCCATCAAAGTTAATGGCAATCGATATTATATTTACATCAACATCATCCTCAGCAACATACTTCCAATGATTATTCTCTTTCTTGGTAATCCTTATATCTTGCTGTTTTGCAAAGCATACATGAGAAACACGATGAAATTCCAGACAATAAATACAACGCCCAACTGGATCAAACACTTCCTCTAACTGCTCTCTTCTGTACTCATCATCAGATATACCACTAATTATCTTCATGCTTCGAGCAATAAGCAACGCCACCACAAACATCAAAATCAATATCAATACCAGCATTAAAACAACAACTAAAACATCCATATCAAATCAGCCAGTTGTTTTTAAATCCAAGCAACCAACTCCAGGTATAAACAAAGCACATCGCAAACACACCCCATTGCTCAGCCTGATATGAAGCATAAAACCAAAATGGCTGACCAGCTAAACCAAACAAACAAGCGTATTTCTTCCATGATTCATTGGCTTGTTGCGTTAGCCATATTGCTACAGCTCCAGTAAAAACAATCGCTATCTGCTCCATATCTCTATCCTCGTTTTAAATAATTATCTCGTATTGGTGACAAAACCTTAATCAATACTCTGGAGTTACTGACTTCCACATCAAACTACTACTCATATCAATCACCTTTTCCTGTATTTTTTGATTCTGCTTGGAATAAACATACCTACACCCCGCTTAGCCCAAATATAATCACCGTACCTATCCCAAAAATGATCATAGGCAATGATATAAACTCTTGATATTCCTGCATGACGAGCCTTATTCACTCGATAACCAGCAGATAATAAACCCTCGTAATCTTCTCTGAATTTTTGTCTAGGCTCGGCTTTGAACACCCAGGACCTATCATCAGAACCCTTGCGAGGATAAAACCTTGCCATCAACAGAAATCTCGATAGTCGTTATCATGATCAAACAACTTCTCGATCAAACCTCTAGCAGCTTCAAACTTTGCTCTACGCTTATTCAATGACGGAATGCCTTTCGATTTAATAGTTTCACCATCAACCCAAACCATTTTTGCATTACATTGGAATTTGGATAGCTGACCATCAACGATTGGTGATACCGTATAGTGCGGAGCTTCAATACCTGCTTTCTGGCAAACCTCTTGAATAAAACCAATCGGATTACTTGCCATATCTGAAGTTATCTCACCAGATGATTCCTTTTGTTTTGGTTTATCCAATAGGCCTTCATCCTCCAATCGATCAGCCATGCAACGCGCACCCTCTAAGGCATCAACGATATCAATATCCTCATGCACTGAAATTACTGTTGCTGCCATAAGCAGATAATCTTTATGTTTCATCATTTCACCATTGAGTGCTTTTCAGTAGTCCAGTGTTTTTCTGGCTGTCTATCCTCAGTCTTATCAACCTCATCATCAGGCAATACGCAAAACTCAGGCACACGCCAAAACACAACCTCACATTTAAGCTCTCCGATATCGGTTGCAGAATGAGGCACAACCGCCTCACCAGCAGCTTTACAAAACGGAATCGCCAAACCATTAAAATGCTTAGCCATACCTAGATTTTTACAACCAGCACAATTCTTTCTCATCACAAAGCCCTCAAAGCATTGATTAATCTTTCTTTTGCAGCCATAGCCGCAGCTCTATGATCATCGTATTCGCAATCTTTGGCGTATTTATCAACAGCCTCAACAGCTTCCTCAAGCTTTGATAACGCCTCCAACTTCAATTCACGATTACGCTGATTCTTTTCGGATATCTTTTCAGTTGCTCGCTTCAATCGCTCATCACGATCAGTTATCACTGAACCCCTGAAATCATTAAAACCCTGCATCCAGGCTCTTCTAAAATCACCCTCCAGAGTGCATGAATCAAGACCTCTACCAGCTCTCGCAGCATCTTCACCTTGACCATAAGCTAAATTAATATCCATAAATCACCTTATTGCTTGCATCTACAATACTGGCTATTGCATAAATAACTGTAATCACCATCACCATGAGGCCTATCTGCCACCACCTCGAATTCTGATGTATGAATCTCACTCTCACCATAAACAACAATTTTCTCGCCGGTTTTCCTGTTTTTTATTACAGACCTATCAGGAACTTTAACCAGCAAACTCTCATAAGCAGACTGGCAGTATTTTTCATAGAACTTTGATATCGCATCGCTATCAGTCTCAGCATCAAAATCAGCCTCTTCTCTGACAAATACAGCGATACACTCTTCAAGCTGATCGATATATTCCTGAACTTCACCATCAGCCTCTTCAATCAAATAATCTTCAGGTCTACGAATAACACTCATTCCTTTTCACCCTTATAGTAATCAAAATGCCTTTGAAACAGATCCGGCTCAACCACTATTGGTTTAGCACTCAACACCTTTTCAACAAATATAAAATCCCCGACATTTAGCGGCGATGAGCCTGTTTTCTCAGTACCAATAATCAATCCAAGTGAGTTTGGATCTGGATGTACAAAACCCTCAAATAATTCTTTAATCGTGTCTTTATTCCATCCGACATACCTTAAAGCCAAACCCTTTCTGCCAACCCTTTCATCACAACACTCAAAAGGAACAGTGAAATCCATTGATATTTCTTCATCCTCAATCTCGATTTCATCATCAATCTCTTGATTTTCAACATCTTTTGGAAGCTCACAAAGATCATCAACACCAGGCAAAGCACCATTCCTTAAAAATCTATTATCAATAGAATCAATATCATACGGATTATCACTCTTGATAATCTCAAGTAACTGATCAACTTCATCCCTTAACTCCATGAGATTACTAGCATCTTCAGGATTCACTCTCTGATATAGATCCTTTGGAGCTGTTGCAATAGCTAGATCAACTTTGGCAACCGTAAGCATTACAACCAATCTTGCCTTTTCACTAACCTGACTCACTTCTTTTTCTCCATCATTCGCTTAATCTTTAGCACCACCAATGGATGCGCGTATAGCTCACCATTCTGAAAAACAACAGAATCACAGCCGACATAGTATGATCCGATCTTCACCGATCTTCTGGATTTCTCTCTCTTTTTCGGCAAACGTGATTTAAATGCGAGCCTCCTATAACTCATAAACTTTGCCTCATTAACCCGATATCCAGACCGAGCTGCTTCATTCAAACCGAATATCACCCTGCTTTCATGGCGATTGATCATCATCACCACCATAATTTTGATAAGAAGATAAAACTGAATTATTGAGCTTGGTAATCCCTAGACTAAGATTCATTATCGACTTCATCACAGCCTCATTAGGCGATGCAACATAACCCAACTGGAAAACATTTGGAGGCGCTACAATCGTTAAACCAGCATCACCTAGAACTATTTTTCCACTCTCAATATCTTTTGCCATTTTTCGGAGCGTAAAAGGCACATTATTGGCATCGCCAAGCCCCACGATATCACTCATGAGAACCCTCTTATGCTGCTGCTTGCGCTTTTTCTAAATGCTTATCCAGTAACCATGTTGGCAACCGACCCTCGTTATTGATGGCATACGCGATCTTATGTGAGGATTTTGGTGCTGGATAGAAAACGTGAGTTTGATTATTTTCTTTATGAGCCTGGAAAATACGACCCTCCATAGCGAGATCCATCAAATGAGGATACCCAATGGATTCCAGATAAGTTGTTGAATGATGTAATACTGCTGCTCTATCGAATCTGCCGGTGCGTTTAATCGCAAGTATCAGCATTTCCCCTGCCAGCTCTTTCGGGAATGGCGCGTGGTTTGGTTGAAACATCGGATTTACTCTCTTTCGGGTTTGTGGGGTTTTGGTTTTCCTCCAGGCTTTTTATCTGCTTCCTAAGATAAACAACCTCAAGGATTTTTACCGCTATCGCCAATATGACAACAACAGCACCGAGACACCAAAGAATCTCGACTCCAGTTACACCGAACATCAATGCTTCCTCAAAGAAAGGCACTGTTGCAACGGTGGCAGCTCCACTCACTCCAGCAATCGTGGTTGCGTTACTATGCTCCAACACAAATTGCTGAATATCGTGATCTGACACTTCTTTACTCCTAATCACAAGCGTAGCAAGGTATGTTTCTCTCTAAAACAACCCTACCACTACCATTATAGGTGATCTCTCTACAAACACCCTCAGGGCTTCGAGTGACCTCAATAAAATAATTTCCTTTAGTGAAAGCCTTACAGATTTTCGTTTGAGTCTGTATTTCACCAAAAATATTGCCGCCTACATCATCAGCATAGGCTTTGTTAAGCAATGAAAATGATATCTGATCCGTAACCATAGCGACTTGATTTGTTGCCAGCCACTTAGAAAATCTTTGATTGGTTTGAGAATTAAGCGCGATGATTCGCACATCCCCTGACGGACAAGCCAAAATTGATATCGATAGCTCTGGCGATGATTGGACTTGGATTGGCTGAAGATCAACCATGCACATTTCATTGCGCTTATAAAAGGATAACTGCTCTTGAGCATACGAAACTTTGCCTTTTTCAACACCATACTCAGAAGCTTCATAATGTTGATAGCCTTCATTGACACCAAAGCCAAACGTGGTCATTACACCAACAACCAGCACTTGAAGTAATCTTGTTTTTAAAGCTTCCATATCCATGCCCTTATCATACCTCAGTAGCAACAACGATCATTGATATATACAGTAAAAATTTCACTACAGATGATCTTTCACGATGATTTGTACGGGATTACCCATATTCATTTCTTTAACAATCATCGCATATAAATCAGCATAGCACTTTGTTGAGTTTCCACCTCGACCACCACGCTCACCCTCAAGATAAGCATTGTAATTCACTAGGATACAACCCTCAGAGTGATCATCAGTGTTACCGATATGGATATAAACCCAAGTGAAGCCTGGCACATCACGCAACCAGATCATGCCTTGGTGCATATCAGGAAACTTCTCAGCATAGCGTTTTGTCATTCCACCCTCATTCCTGAGAGTTATTGGGTAAGAACCCGCTGGAATGCGAGTCTCGCCAGTAACCTTACTCTCACGACCCTCATCCTCAACAGTGAAGCAAAACGGCTCACCATTGACTGAAAGCACACCAATGGTTGAATCATTGCCAGAAAACGCTCTATTAAGCTCAATGATCATTTTTCATCACCCATCAAAATGCGCCACTCTTTCACAGCAACACCAATATTAACCTTGTGTCCTGTACCAGCACCGCACTTGACGCACTTAACCGCCACCTCACCACATGAGGCATCAGTTTTACCCTGACCACCACAAAGCTTACAACTCGGAATTTCAACACCTGACATAATTAATCCAGCTTATATTTTTCTTTAGACCAATCACGAAACTGAGATAAACCATAAGTAACAACCATGCCAGCACCCACCATCAGCCAATCATAAACCGGATCGCCAGTCATGCCGGCCTCAGTTGTTGCAGCAGCAGCCATACCCAAAGCAACAGGCGCACCAACAACAACAGCCGCCGCAGTTGATTTCTTTCCTGTTTTTTTAGGATTCTCAAGCTTCGATTTGATAGTCGAAGTAATAATATTTGCCAGTAATAATTTCAGACCCATGTTAAGCCCTCCAGTGAATAACCAAAGCATTTTGCCGATCAGTAGCAAAACAATGAAAAATACATAGTAAATAATTTCTGGTAATGACTCAAGCATTAACTAACCCCATTGCTCAGCCATTGCCTTAGCCAACCCGATTGGAGTTTCACTTCTGATCTTCCATCTATCTTCAGATGGTGGAAGTTTATTTTGACCTGAATCAGTCTGATTACCCCAACGCTTTTTGCCATTTACGATCCGTGGAGCTATCTCATTTGTTGGAAACAGAGGCGGCAACCCTTTCAACCATAACCCTGTTTTCTTGCTGGCATCTTCACCAAACCAATACTGCTGGACATATTGGGGCTTTGGCATTTCCGGCCTCAATCGATTAATAACACCAACTGGATTCTCGAGGCATATTTTTTTAATTGGTGCATTCCAAAGCAGATCAACAAACTCTATTGCCTCTAATCTTGCTGCTCGCCTATCAGCACCAATCAAAGTTCCTGGCTTCATCTTTCTCGGAACCCCATTGATCATCGGCTTATCATCGTAAGCCCACTCAGCAGCTCCAGTGAGATAGGTGCATGGTGGATGGCAAATCATTAGATCCCAACCATCAAACAAGATATCTCTGATATCACCCTTATAGTGATTACCAGGAACATCAGTTGGCAATATATCGCAACTGATAGCATCGTGACCTTTTTCAATAAACGCATCTCTCACGCGCCCTGAGTATTCGCAAGCAACTAAAACTTTCATTATTCACCTTCCTGAGCTTTTAATTTTTTGAGTTTCTTTTTGTAATGCAATTCAATCGACAACAAATCATCCCTGTTATAACTCTTCTCAGCTAGATTTCTATTTGATGAAGTCTCCAGCTCAATAACAACATCAACACCATAACGCTCAATCATTTTGATTCTCTGAGCAGCTTCATTACCATCTTTATTGCAATTACATTCGATACACTGACCATTGATATTTCTTTCATCATAAGCAATCCACTTATGAGATCCGGATTTTAGATAATGCCCTGCATGGTATTCAATCTCACCAATCAACGGCTTATCGCAACTGATGCAGGTTTTTTTTCGATCACGATATCTAACATAGGCATGAGCAGCTTTTTCAGCTTTATCATGAAACCACCCTAAAGACCTCAAGCCTAAGGAGTTTTGCTTTTTAACTTTCTTTTTCTCTGGCTTTGGCTGGCTTAATTTCTTCTGAAAATCACGCTCTCGCTTTGCCTTTATCTTCACTAGGCTTTCATCATTAACAACTTTCTGGCATTTATCAGAACACCATTTTTGATTTGGAAAACGCGGAGTGAATTTGGTATTACATCGAATACCATCATGATAAACCTTGCAGACTCTCTGCTTGGTTTTTACTTTTGAAACAGATGGATTTATATCTTTTGGTTTAGGTATAGCGCACATATCAATTCTTCTTAAATAAGCCCTGCATTTCTACAGGGCTTATGCAACATATTAAATTAGTTAGATGCTAGTATTTACCTCTAATCGGCTTCTTACCAGCAGCACTCTCAACATCCTTAATCACCTCATTAAAGGCTTTTTCTTCAACACCTTCAGGATCAACGATATCGAAAGTAAATTGTATCTCACCGTGATCAAGATTCCAATTCAAACGAGCTTCAAGCTCATAATTATGGCAATGCTTGAAGATACGCAAATTTACCTTCAGCACCTCAGGAAAAGGAATGCTTTGATCACCACCGGAAACAGCCTGATTACCACTTATAGTCAATCCTCGCTCACCAGCAGCCATATCTTCAGTTACATCGATATCGCCCTTCACTCGGATCTTTAGCTTGCGACACATATCAAGCAACTTAATTCCAGAGAAATCACCAACAATGTAATCAATGTTTTGCTCCAGGAATCGCGCAAAACGCTGTCGATTCATAGCTGAACCAGAAGCACCTTTAAAACCTTCCCACTCATGAGATCTAAAAAATCTCAATGATGCACGATTACGACCATGACCAGGATCATCTTTGGCATTTGAATCGAAAACGGCTTCAAAGTTAAAAACACGATCATCAACAAATATTCGAGTACGATTTACACCCTTATCATCATCTTCCGCCATCTCTTTGTAATACTCGCCAAACGACTCAGCATCCAAAAACTCTGGATTTCCAATAACATGCAACGGCTTTTCAAGTAAATGACCAAGCTCTTTGATTTTATGGTCTGGCGGGATAAACGCAATCGGCATACCGCATTGCTCTTCGATCTTCACCTCTTTCGATAAGGCTGCAATATCTTTAGCTTCACTCATTATTATCAACTCGCTTTAACTGACTAACTGGAGCAGTAGTTTTTTTCATACCACCCAAATCAAGCTCTTCCTGCTCAGGCATATCAGCAGACAAACCATTATCTTTAGTAGTGAATCGAGTTTCCAAACGAACTGGCAACTCAGGGAATTTCTTAGTGAAAGTACCCTTACTACCAACCATACCCTCATACTCAGGATCTTTTTTTACCTCAAGCACTAAGGTAATTTTTGATGTACCACCATGCTGAATAGCTGCTGCGATACCTTCACGCAAAGCATCATCCAACTCTTCCTCAAGGCGACCACCTTTCAATCGCTGAAGCTCGGCAATGAAACCATCTTCAGCTTGTTTATAACCATTATCTTCAGACATAAATCCTCCAGGGTTTTTGGTTATGGGTTTAGATGTTAATTTTGTATAGATTATTCATCATTTCTTGAGCAGCCCTGATTTTTACTTCAGCAGCTTTTCCAGACCTCATCAGCCTATTAGAATCTAGCAAATGATCAATACTTATATTTCCCCTACTGCTTAGCAGACTCCAATATCTACCAAACGGACTATCAAAAACCGGAGCTTTATAACCCATCTCGCGTAGATTTCTATTATGATTTACTTCTATTGTTTCTTCATACCTTGCAACTCTGAAATCCAAATCCTCAGCCAACCTATCAGGCTTAACGCAAGCATTATCAATCTTTTGATCAATAGCAGAAAAACCAACCCTGATAATTTTCTGCATTTTTGTTTCGGTGTATCGATTACCTTTCATAATCTTCACCTAAGTATTTTTTCATTAAGCTTTCAAGGCAAGGAAAGTCAACTGAAACACCGCCAGTTGACATTGAAACCTGATGATCAAGAACATGGTAAATATCAGAAACTTGCGTAGTTGATAGATCTGCTGTTGACTCGATAAAGAACATAGCTCTTTGGAGTTCTCGCCACAAGATCTCACCAACAAGCTCTTGAGTCCAGGGAATCTCAAAATCATGCCGCATGACTTTTTCAACCGTGAAGCCGGCTTCATTGAGAGCGACTGCCAAAAGCTTCCAATATAATCTGATTGCTCGATTTTGCGGCAATGTTCTCTGACGCTTCCTTTCTTCTTCATCAATAAACTTCTTGCTCGGACTTCCAAAAAACGATTCGTAAACCATCTCAAACCTCGAAGATCCAGCCTGAGATAGTGGTTTTGTTATTTTTAATCGATGCTGACAAATAAACAATCTGCGCTCCAGACCACTTTCTTAAATCAGCAAAAGAATCTACACATATAAAAATCATATCAATTCCTCCAACATATCAATTACATTTACACCCTATCAAAGCGTAAATTATTTATCAAGGATTATAGTTATTATTTGTGGTTTTTTGTCAATCGGAAACCACAAAAACCGAACACTCTAGGGGATTAGAGTTACTTTGGCTTAGTGACAGCGCGAATAGCTGCCATAACGCCTTTCTGAAGATCGGTGCGAGCAATATTGATCCAGCGCATTGATTCCTGATGCTCAGCCTCGAAATCCGGCGTATAGAGATCGCTATCACGAACTTTTGCATGCCTTTCAATCTCCTCCATCATTGCCCTCTGTAGTAGCGTCATGAGTTGCTTTTCCAGATCCTTATACATATTAACCAAAGCAATCTCAGCATCACTTAGTTGGCGATAGCCTTTGATTTTATTATGCTGATTAAGCTTCACATCAAAGCCGCAAAGGGAGTGTACTGTTTGACGAAAAATAAAATCTTTTGCTTGCTGCTCAACCGACAACTGATCAAACGGCACAAAGCATGGATGCTCTTTCTTTTCAGGATCTTTAACCTCACCATACTTCCAGCCATCAGCTTCTTTTTCAGCCAACCAGCTTTCATGAGAGGCAGCAGCAGACGCTCTCGGATTATCCATGTGAAACTCAACGCCTTTTATAGCAGACTCTTTTTGCCACTCTGGAGCATCATTCCATTCAGGCTGAGAATCATCACCTATTGACTGACAATAGGCACGATTCATCTCATGAGCCACGCGAGCAATATCTTCTATTTTCATTTTGGTTTTCCTTTGGGTTTTAGTTTAAATTTTTTGAGTCCATCGATATCAAGATAAACAATAAACTCACTCTCTCTTCCAGGTTTACAATTTAAATCATGCTCACCTTTGAAGTTCACTCGAAAACCTTTAATACAAAAAATATCACCGACTTCCAATTCATCCTCAATGCAATCAACCTCTTTCATTAGAAAGGAATATCATCATCGAAAGCATTGTCATAACCAGGCTGCTCACTTGATGGTGGAGGTGCTGGAGCTTTCTGCTGATTGCCGCCACCAGGATTATCAAAACCATTAAGCATTTGCATCTGCTCACCAATTACTCGAGTTGTGTAGCGATCCTGACCGTTATTATCCTGCCATTTCTTTGTTTGCAAACGACCCTCAACATAAATCTTTGCACCCTGCTTCAAATACTGAGCAGCTATCTCAGCCAAGCGACCAAAGAAAACAACCTTATGCCACTCAGTAAGCTCTTGCTTTTGCCCTGACTGCTTATCATTCCAAACCTCAGAAGTAGCCACACTCACATTTGTAATTGTTGTTCCTGATTGAGTTGTTTTTGAATCTGGATCTTGACCTAAATTACCAACCAAAATCACTTTGTTTACACCACGCTGAGCCATTACTTACCTCTCTCTTTTCTCAATTCTCTTAACGCCCAAACTGCATTTTGCGGAGTCTTATGATAGTTACTCCAAATACAGCCTAAATTAGTTCCAGCAGCACCATCCTGAGGATCATCATGAGCAATCCATTGAACACACCTACCATCCAAATCTTCATCAACCCTGATCACTGAAAACTTTAAAACCAGAATTGCATAAACCATATAAACTGTTTTCATCTAGCCGCCACGAATCTCAAACACGCCCTCCATATCCTTAAATATTCGCATTGTTAGCCTGGCGAATAATGGAGATAGATGATCATTAACTTTGAATGTTGAACCGTTATCGCTTGCGTATGTATCCCAACGTAAGAAATTGACAATTTGAGTTGCCGACATCTTTTTTCTGCCAGCTAAATGAGCACGATTTACCTGATACAAAAACATATCGAAAACCTTGAGATTATCAGCAACATATTTCCAATCCAAACCCTCACCTTTGAGCTTGATAACATTCTTTTTTTGATGAGACTCAAGATCTTTCCACTGTTGATAAAGCTGCATTACTTCACCCCCACAAACAACCAGATAAAACGCCTCCAGAAACCTGCGCTTTGCAAATCAAGCTTTTCCTCTGCCATATCAATATTAGCTTTAGCCAAATCTTTATTGTATCGCTGCAACCTCTGAATAAAATCACTCTGATTTTCAACCTCTGATTCTAAAGCCAAAAACGCCTCTTCTCTAAAACCAAAAATATCAGCAACCTCATTCGACAATCCAATCATGATATCAACCTCACACTGACCATCACGACTGAAACGCCTAAATCTCCTACCTCTTATCACCTCAGTATTGACAAGACCACCATCCAACATCATATCTCCAGACACCGGATTAAATCGATTTGGAGATGCAACCACATTGGCAACCTCATCATCAGATGTGACCACATACTCAATACTTTTTATTGCAATTAAATCACCATTTTTAAAACTCATATCTCACACTCCCGACCATCATAATCGAGAATTGCCTGACAGATGAGATCAACACCCTCACCACTTAAATCTTTAAGCTCAAGCTCACCAGCACCATCACACCACTCAGCATGCCAATCCTCAACATAAGCCTCATTTATGCCATTCATCGGCTCGGCTCTCTGGATTGAATAAGTGGTTACTTTGATATCGAGACTTAATGGAAGATCGACCTCATCACAAAGATCGCAGATTTCTTTCAGATCATCGCTTAAATGATCATATTCCAGCGATAGTGTTTGATCTATGGATCGGTTATAGCCTGAATTGGCTCTTGCGAGTGCTAACATATCAATTCCTAAAACATTTCAAGTGAGATTTAAACTTATAGTAAATTATTTATCAGGTCAATAGGTTTTTTTGCCTTTATTGTTTTGAGGTGTACTTTGACCGCCATTGCGCTTGCGATCTCTCGCAGCCCTACGATCATTCCTTTTATTTTTCTTTGCCATTTTGAACCTCCCTCAATTCACCTGGCGTTATAAATAGTGAAGATCGGTGATTTCGTGCCTTTCATTCATGTATCCATCACCAATCAACACCAGAGACCGAATGATAAAATAATTATCTTGCTAACTGCAACCTATTTTGTGCTACTATTTACTATTATTTTTTGGAGGTGGAATTATGAGCCTAGCAGCGGAACTAAAGAAATACGATATCGACAGCATAAAAGAAGCTGTTGAATTGGGAAATACAAGCAGGGAAACAATGGGGAACTGGATGAAAAACAATCCTGATCGCTTCGAGGCTTTTTGTTTTGGCTTACGCGAGAAAAAAATTCGGAAAATGCTTGACCACCGTAAATAGTTTACCTAGTATTAGTCATATTACTTGATATGTTTAGGAAATTGATATGGCTAATAACTCTTCTGATCAACCTCAGATCGACTTCACATCCCCACAATACTCAATGGCTCTTGAGCTAATTCCCGAAGAGCATCACAGCATTATCAAACGTATTGCGACAACTGCTTACGCAGAAGGCGAGTATGATGCTGCACTGGAATCCCTTAAACAATCAATCAGATCATAATGGAGAAATATAATGACTGAAGATAGTAAAAAAACTGCTAGCAAAAAAGCAGCACCAAAAAAGAAAACCACAACCAAAGCAGACAATAAACCAACCGAAGATCAGTCTGAAGATATTATCTTCACTCTGGTTGATCCTGATGAAAAAACACCTCATGTTTTAACAGCGATTAACCAAGTCCAAGCCGATATCTCAATAATCGGCATCAAAAAAGCTCAGCAGCATGAAGATGAATTTTATCTCTTTCGCGGTATTGATGATATCTATAACTCAATATCAAAACTGCTGGCTAAATACGGCTTAATCACAATGCCAAATGTTAAATCTCGTACAATCAATGAGCGCGAAAAAATCTCTGGCTATGTTGTATTCCACACCCATCTCGAAGTTGAATACAAACTGATATCAGCCAAAGATGGCTCTCAGTATGAAACAACCGTGATTGGTGAGGCAATGACTCACGATCACAAAGGCACTCTCACAGCCATGAGCAACGCTTACAAGGCTCTTTGCTTCCAGCTCTTCTGTATCCCCGTTGAAGGTGAGAATGAGCATGAGGAAGCTAGCCATAGCGGAATTAAGCCTGATGCAACCGCTCAGCAGTCACACCCAACCTCTGAAACTGATCTGAGCGTATCTCAAAACAACAAACCAAACCCACCTCCGGTTGATGTAATTACCGTTCAGCAATGCCAGGAATATATTAACGGTTGTAACAACCATAACGATTTAGACCTTGTTTATTCTCGCGCAAAATCCAGCAAGATTGATAAACAAATGCTTACCGCCTTCAGGAAAAAACGTGAACACCTGAACAAAACGATTGGTGAAAAACCATCACAAACAATCATTAAAACCAACGAACCTCAAAGGACTTAACATGAGTGAAGATAAGAGAACAAAGTTTTTGCCTAAGCATGAAGTGTTTATGGATATTGAAACTATCCCTGAGCAACCCGAAGCCGAATCAAAAACCCTAATCGCGCAATCCATAAAGCCACCAGCAGCAATCAAGAAGCAAGAAACTATTGATGCCTGGATTAATGGTGAAGGCAAGTATGAAGGTGTGAGAGATGAAGCCATTGATACTCAGTACCGTAAAACCGGCTTAACAGGCTCAAAAGGTGAAATCATCACTATTGCATGGGCGATTGGCGATGAGAAAGTCAAATCACTCTCGCGCGATCCTAATGTTTTTGACAGTGAAGCCGATATGCTTAGAGCGTTTTTTGGCGATATCAAAGAAAACATCAAATCAACCCCATACTTTGTTGGACACTTTGTTGCTGGCTTTGATATGAAATTCATCTTCCAGCGAGCTGTTGTTTTAGGTGTTAATCCAGGCTTTGAGATTCCTTTTAATGGAAGGCATGGACAACACTTTTTCGATACCCAAATTGCATGGGTAGGCTATAAAGACAACTGCAAACTCGAAGTCATTTGCGATGCCTTAGGTATTCCAGGAAAGCCAGATGATATTGATGGCTCTCAGGTATGGGATTACGTCAAAGCCGGCATGATCAACAAAGTCGAAGATTACAATGCTGTTGATGTTGAGTTGGTGCGCAATGTTTTTAATCGGATGATGTTTCGTGAAGTTCACAGTTAAAACACCAAAATCACTGATATCAGTGGAAACCAGCAGCATTGATGTTGATGTTGCTGGTTTCTATGATACTACCCACCAGAAACTAAGCATCGACTCCATGTATTACAATGGAATCGATATCTTTCATAAGATTGAATTTTGTGAGTTTCTGGATATCTTCTCAGCAATCCAAAGCGAGCTTATACGACAGCATCAATCAAGTCTTTCTCTTCAGGAGGCAGCGCATCATATCCAATCTGATTAACGCACTGAGGATTCCAAGTGCAAAGAATAACCTTACCTTCAATACTCATCTCCGAGAAATCATGCTCAGGATCAACACAACTACCAAAATAGCGCGATAAGAAATTCAACTGATCCAGCATATCCTTATCAGCTCTCTCGATAAGCTCACACAAACAGACACCGCCAGGATATTCCTGCTCAAACTGCTTGATTAACGGATATGAAGCTTCACACAAAGTTTTGCGATGAATTTCATTAACGGTCACTCTAAAAGACATTTTCTTAACCTCTAAAGCTTTTTGGCTTTAATAGATAAATTGATTAAACGCTTTTCCTGCTTAGTCATTGCATCTAAACCGATACAATCAACCAGCTCTGGATTGGCTTTCACAATAGCCGCTTTTGACACGATAGATAAAGCAGAATAATCGTAACTTTGTGGCAGATCATCACCGAAGTTCTTACATATCCAATCTATATGCTCAGGCATATCCTTATCAGCCCTAGTGAGTAGATCGGTTAATTCAACACCTTTTGGATACTCATCCTGAAACACCGGCAAAATCCTCTTATGCGCCGAACAAGGATTCTTCTCACTAATCTTTCTTGTAGTAACTAACATAAATCACCTTAATCCGGAGGAATAAAAACGAGATCACCACTACACAACCAAGCCGGAGACCCCTCAAAAACATACTTAACAAACCGGCAAACCTTAGTTCCATTCGGCTGACTTGGAGTAGGCAGCTTAGTTCCAGGATAGAAAATACCACTAACCAAAACACCAGCATCAGGCCTTAAATCAATCGTTCCGGTATTTAAGTTATAGAGATCAATTATCGTTCCATCCAGCAATAAAGTTGGATCTGGAATCAAGCATTCGATAGTTGAAAACGCATCACCAGCAAGAACAATCGTATGCCTTCTCTGAGGAAATATTGGAAGAGTGAAATCACCATCATCAAGGATATCGATAAACTCTGGATATGTTTCACCACCAGGACCGCCACCGATAATATCAAGCTCGCCAGAGGCATACCAAACACCACCCTCAGAACCACCATCAATTTTCTTCAGTTTAAATTGAGAATTTGTTTCATCCAAAATACCACATGAATTTACGCGATTCTTATTAAGGAAAACCTTTGAAGTTCCATCAGTGGTAATTAGCGCACCCGATGATTCCATAATAAAGCCATTGATCGTATTGAAATTCACAACAGCAATCTCAGCACCATCAGCAAACTCGGTATTACCAAGCTCAGTAAGCTCTAAAATGTAATCCAATGGATCACCAGGCATATAACCCTCAGGCTCAATCACTGAAACAAAAAGAATTGCGTTATCAGTAATCTCTGGAATTGTTGTTTTATCCAGAGTTAAAACCTCACCAGCAACAACAGAAACACCAACCGAATCAGGCAACGCCAAAACATCAGGATCTTGAATTTGTCTGAACGGCTGAAATATCTCGATACCATCCTTATCCAATAACTGAAGCGAGTAACCTGCTGGAGTGTAAGCTGTTTGATAGGTTAAGCCTGTAGTTGCATCAGTTATATCGCCATGCTGGTTTAATCGATAACGACCACCCTGCATCGGCATGATTCGCTCAGTAAGCCCGATATCAGAAAAGATAGGGATTGGCGCACTTGCCAATGGATCTTCACCAAAAGCAGACACAGCGGCCTGACCATCCAGCAGCGGCCTACCATTCATAATTCTTTGAAAATCTATAATCGCCGTCATATCTTAATACTCAATTACGCAATATCCTTTACCGCCATCAAAACCATCATTGCCGCCGGATGTATCTCGATTCCCACCATTACCAATAGTCACCTCAACATCTAAGGTAAAATCAATATCAAAAAGCTTTAAAGCACAACCACCAGCACCACCGCCATCACCAGAAACATCCCCGTTACCACCGAAAGCTGGCACTGACCCGCCAGCTGGAGCATCGGCATCATTAAAGATGAATGGAGCATTCGCCCTGCCTCCGGTTGCACCAACAGCATCACCACCCTTGTAATTGAAATCACCGCCAGTTGCTCCACCACCAAGAATAAACTGACCTCTAGCACCACCATTACCAGAAAGAGAAACCCCGCCATGATTCAATGTTGACGGACTACCATCACCAGCATTATTTGAACCACCAGCATAACCACCACCACCACCACCAAAAATAGTAGCTCTCACTCTGGTAATGCCATCTTTAGGCTCATAAACCACCATACTTCCATCGGTATAAGGGATAATATCAACCCCATTTGCAAGAGGTTTTTTATCCGACACTACCTCAAGAATCTTACCCCCATTACTACCAAGAAAATTAAAACTCTTTCCAGCAACCTCTCCATTAGCCTCATTGTATTTAATGTATTTAAAATCAGCCACATCGAGATCAATATTAAACCTATTATCACAATCAGCAAAAACCTTATTAATAGATACACCACCCTCTTTACAGCGGAAAAGATTTTGAGTTACAGAGCCATAAACCTCACCGATCCCCCAAATTGGATCAGCAGGATCTAAACCAAACGAATCAACATCATCCTTTTGGCTGTCTATACCTTTTTGGCAATTATCAAAAATGATTGTATCGCAAACAAAATTCTCGACACCGCCACCAGATCCAGATACCGCATAATCAACAGCTTCAGTAAACACTAAAACATTAGACTCAATCCGTTTAGTATTATTGCTCGATGATTGACAGCAATACATTGGAGCAGACCTCTTTATCTCAGTATTTAGCTCAACATCTCCACAACCAGCAATAAATAAAGATCCTGTCTTAATGCCAGCAATACCAGCATCAACAGCCTTACCATCAATCACACCACCATCAATTTTTAGAGTCGTACAGTTTTCAGCAAATAAAATATACTGCTGAGAATTTTGATTTTCATTTATAAGCTGAGTTTCTTCACCCATATAAAACTCAACGTAACCCGAGAGCTTTATCGCATAGAATTCTAAATTACTGTAGTTTTCAGCCTCATTAACCTGAAGCTTAAACTCATAATCACCCTTATCTTCAGCATAAACGGGGCGACCCAAATCATTGCCAGCATTAAATAAATCTTGGAATGCCTTAGTGTTACCCTCAAAACCAACCTCGGCGATAGCGCCAAACATTTCTGCATATAACTTTTGGCTTTTAGCAGGAATCCACTCATTACCAGCAGCATCCAAAAATCTTCCTGGAGTTCCCGTTGATGGAGTACCGCCAGGTTTATCACCATTACGCCAAATATAAAAACCAGCAGGATTTCTACGACCACTCGGATCACCCAAATTCCATCCAGCATAATAAGATCTGACATAAACCAAACTATATTCACTCAAATCAGTAACTAAAGCCTGAGCAAAATTATCAATAACAAAATCAGCACTACCACCACCAGCAGATGATCCAGCGATAGAGCCAACCATTAACGGACAGCGATCCAAAATAGCACCATTACGAGGTGCTGTAATAACATAACTGTATTCGGTTTCATTAACTACTGGATTGATTGGTGCGCCATTACTATTTACAGGGCGACCATTACGACCAACAAAGTAAGGGTTTGATGTTCTAACACCACCCTCACCATCATAAACAGCCAAAAGATTCTCACCCGATTGATCAGTTGGATCAGTGTTAGGCTTACCAACCCAACACTCATACATATAGGCTGGAGAACCATCAATTTTAGGTACAAATTCTTTAAAAATTACCTGAGTCATTATTGTTGAGCCTCTTCATCCGGCTGAGTCTGTTTCAAAAATTCAACTATACCAAGTCGCTCCAGTTTAGCAGCTTGCTCATTACTAAGTGCAGACACATAACGCTTCCATGCTGGTAATTTTTCTACCATTACAGCAGCTCTCTCAGGGTTTCGTGTATTTAAAGCAACATCCCTGACTAACATTTGAAACTGAGGTGAAGCCATTAAATCAGCAACCCGATCAGCTAATGGAGCAGCCTCTTTACTACCAATACCCTTCAGCACCTTACCAACAAGCATTCCGGCCATTGGGGATCCGGTTGATGCTCCAGCACCAACAGCACCACCATTCACCAGGATATCAATGGCTTTATTTTGAGCCTTAAACGCTTCACCCATCGAGTTGATTCTTCCAGTGTTAATAAAATCCTTTCCAGCTTTGTATAAGCCAGTGGATAACTTGGCGTAATTATTCAAATAACTAACGGCTTTATCAGGAAGGTTTTTCTGAATCTCAGCATAAGCAGTTTGGTTTCTTTTTAATTGATTCCACCATGCTGCAAATTTAGCTGGATCAGCAACAGCAGCTCCAGTTTTTGTATCGATCATCTTATCAGCGATTGCGTTAATCAAAACCGCCTTGCGATCTTTTTGAGGTATCGCATTCATTATCTTGCGAAACTCAGTCACATCCCCTTTCTGTAGATTTGTTGTTGAGGTATCCATGATTCTTCTTAATGTTTTATCCAGAGATTTACCAAACAACAAGCGCATATTATCGATATGCTGTTTCTTCATTTGTGTTGATGCCATAGCAGCCTCAAAGCCCTCACCAGCACCAAACACATCAGCCACATCCTTTTGATCAGCTCTAACCAGCTTTTGATACTCGATAAGCTCACCGGCATTCTGATCGATATAATTTGGATCGATATCTTTGGAGTTTAAATACTTGCGCATATCATCAAGATTCTGCCAAGTAGGGCGATTCTGCTCATTTAGAGATCCCCAAATCTTTTTCTCTAATGGGGTTAAATCTTTAACACCACCACCCAATGAATCAATACGCTGCTGTAATCGAGCGATTGTTCTATTTGGCTTAACGATAGGCATTTTTCCATTATTGCCCTGCATGATTAATTGCTTCAGATCTAAATCATAAAGGTTTCGCTCAGTCTCAATCAGACCCTCCCTAACCTCTTTCATTTGATTAAATAGATCATCACTGATTTGACCGCGATCAAGCGCACCGGCAATCTCAGTCATTCTCTCATCAGCTTGCTCACCCATACGCTGAAGCAACTGCAATCGCTTCATTTGCGCCTGAGATCCTGGCTGAGATGCTAAACCACCATAAACAGCTCTAAATTGAGGATTTTGCGATAAGGCACCCTCAGGTATATCAGAAACATCAAAACCCATCTCCTCAACAGCGCCGACAATCTGAGGATCTGGCTCAACTTGCTGAGCTAAATCTTCAGCGGCTTGCTGCTGCTTGCTGGCACTGAACATTTTTTCAGTGGTTGCGGCATCAGCAGCCTCAAGCACTTCGGTTGTTTTCAATTTCTCATTTAATAAATCACGCTGAGCTTTTGATAATTTCGCGTAAGTTTCTGGATCGATACCAAACTTTTCAGCAGCGGCAATCACCTTAGGATCTTGAGCATTTAAAAATGGATCACCAATGGTTTGAGTATCATCATCAGGCAATGTTGAATTTTCCAAATCAGGCTCAATACGGCTTCTGGTATCAATATCGCCATCCACACCACCCCTATTCATTCGAGGCATTGGAATCTCTGTATCCAAGACCTTAGCTAATGATTTTGGAGCTTTCATCACCGGAGCTAAAGCATCGGGAAGAATTTGCGGTACTGATTCAACGGTTGCAGAAACAATCGGAGGCAAACCAAGCTCTTCAGATGCCTTACCACCTTCCTTACCTATTTCCTCAAGCTTTTTGATTGCTGCGAGTAACTGCTTCAAACCCTGAGTGTTTTGAATATTCTTACCCATTCTCTGAAGCACATCACGGCCTTCCTGAGTTTTTGGCTCATAAGCCCAGCCACGAACACTCTCAACAGTTTCGCCGGCAAAACTTGGATCTTTAATAATCGCCCAAATTGGCACTGAACCCAAACCAATCAAACCAGCTAAAGGCTCAAGAACAGCAGTTGATATAACATGACTACCGGCATCAGCAGCAGACTTAACACCACCCATAAAAGATCCAGTTTCCAAACCTAATTCTTCAGGGCTTGGCTGGCGTGGCGATCCATCAGGATTAACAAAAGTCTCAGCCGGAAATCCGGTTGATTGCAATATTCTCTCTTCCTCGCTCATTAAGTGCCGTGGCGTTTGACCGCCTGAACTTCTAAGCATTTCCGGAGTTAAGTAATCAAAAATATTTTCAGCCATTCTTAGTATCCAGTTGGAATGTAACCGTATTTTTCTTTGAAGTTAGCTCTAATATTCGGCTTACTTCTATTCTTCTTAAAGAATTCAATATGCTCAGGAGGTACTGGCTTATAAGTAACACTAAAATCTTCAGGCTGACCGCCACCAGCAAGGAACTTACGAAACTCCATATCTTCATGAACCCTACGATCAACAGCTTCCATAGCCGCATCAAGTAATCGAACGTTTGCCTCAAGGCTTTTGCCAAGATCAGGCATTGATTTCATTTGGTTGTTAAAATCTGCATCGGTAGCAATCCCAGGGGTATTTCTCAGCTTTTGAGTTACTTGATCAAATACCAAACCCTCAAAAACCTCAGCATCGACATCCTTTAATCCAGGAATAAATGAACCGAGAATATTTTGAGCTTTAGCTATACGGCCTGTACCGAGATTTTTATTACCTAAGATATCCAAAGCTCTCTTAATGGAAACAAGCTCACCCATACCTCTTTTGGCAGCACTAGCACCACCCATAATATCTTTCTTGATATCGATACGAAAACCAGAGAGATTTTTTTGCTCAGCCTCAGCTTTTGCTATTTCCTGAGCAGTTTGAACCTCAGCATCCCTGGTTGCATCAATCACACTAGGCTTTCCAGCAGCCTCAGCAGATAGTTGAGCAGTCTTTTTAGATCCAGCAAGATTTGTTTCACCAATTCTCTGCTCTTCGATGGTTTCACCAACATTGGTTAGAAAATCACCCTCAAGCTCCTGCTCAAGCATTACCGGCTTATCATCTTGAATACCAGGAGTAACCAAAACATTCTTATAAACTGGATTACCTTGAGCATCCATAACCGGAGTGCCATCAGCCATCAAAGCCGGTTTTCTGGTTTTGATTGGTTGCCAGTATTTATTGGCTGCGCTTTTATTAACACCACCTGAAATTCCAGGGATTTTTAAATATTGAGATGCCTTCAGTAGATCACCATTCAACACACCCTTTCTCTGATCGTAATCCATGTTGATCATGTTTAGAGTTTCATTGGCTAAATCTTCATACCCATCTTCAGACAATCTTTTTGATTGCTCAATAAGATAATTAACTTGCTGCTCATCATCTTCAAAATCCATCGCGCCATAAGCAACACCAGCACCAGCAACCAACTGATCAATCATTTCTTGTTGCTTTTTTCTTCTGTTTGACTCCCCCAAATTTTGCAATCCGGATCTAAGACCAGAAAAAGCATCGCTAGTATCTGGAATGCGAGCATTCATCATTGCCTGAATTGCTGGATTTATATTATCAGCCATAAGAATACCTATCCTGTAAATGCTGTATAGGCATCGGCAGTTGTGCCAGCGATATCAAGCAAGCCTTTTAAGCCGGCAGCACGATTCGCACCCTTAGCCTGAGCAGACCCAACCATAGCTCCAGTTTTTGCATTAATAATATCTTTCTGGAGTCCATGCCGCCCTTCCAATCCATACTGACCCATTTGAACCAATGGTTGCTGTCGTTGATACATTTGATCACCCATACCCATCAATAAATCAAGATAGGCCTGAGAGGTAACGCCAGACCCATATCCGGATCGCGTTTGATTTTGATCAGCTAACGCCTGAACAGCATTTCTATTTGCTCCGGTAAGCATTCGCCGGAAAACATCACTTGCCTCGACATCTCCAATCTGGCGATCCATACCCTCAACAGTTGCAGCATCAGCCATATAATCAATGCCTTGCTGCAAATTAGCTTCAAACGGCTTGTAATCATCCATCATTGGCGTAAGAGTTCTCTCAGCGTAACGACCTGCTCGCTTGATAGCTTTTTCAGTATCACCGCCACCGGAAAAGAAATTACCCACTTTATCCATTAAACCCATAAATCACCTCAAACTATCGGAGTAGTACCATCAGCAGCCAAAACCCATATAGAGCCATTATACACAGCAAGCCCTTGATCACTAATGTAAACAATACTGTTTGGAATAGGGTTTGGCACTTTTGCCTCAACATCGCTCTTATCGGCATAAACCGGCAACCTCAATGCAACCAAGCCCTTTAAAAAATCTGCAACCCTTGTTAAAAAACGAAAGGCATTATCTGTCTGCCTTCCTTGATTATTAACAAATGGCTCATCCTGTTTTGGATTACGAAAACTCTCAGCCATTACATAAAACCCATTCGATCAATATCCATCTCGATATCACCAACCTGCTTCATCAAAATTCCACAATAATTATCGAAAGTGCCTATCGGAGAACCCCAGGAAATTTCAGCAGCATAATCACCCGCATCACCCAAATACTCAGAATGATCATCACCATATATTTGACCATCTTCACTAAATGCAACACTTATTGATCTATTGCGATTTTTCTGGCCTGTTGTGCAATCAAGAAACAAACGATCCATCACTAAATTACCGCGATTCTCAAACCTTACATAAGTCTGAATTATGTACTCAATATCCAATCCATAATCGGTTGAAGTGTTTGTGAGTATTCCGATATTTGAATTATTAATATCGCCAGTAAATAAACGACCATAAGCAAACTGGATATATGAATAACCCAAAGTGCCACGATCAAGCCCCTTAGTTCCCTCTCGCCAAAAGCTCCATTCTCCATTGCAGTAACAAAGAGTATCATTTGGAAGATAGAATAAAATAAAATCCGTATCATCATATTTAAAGTATTGAGCATTGATATTCTCCAGATCTTCGAGAGTGTATTGAGTATTAAGCAACTCACTCACAAAGCTATTTGATCTAGGGTTTGCAGTATCCATGATATCGTAAACAGCAAAACCACCATTCTTACCACGACCAACAAACATAAATGATTCTTTGTAATCTGCTAATCCACCAACATAACCAACATTTCGAGATCTACCAGCAATCCTCACAAATGTTTGAAGGTTTGCATCGAACTCCAATTCCTCAATAGATCTAGTACCACAAACAAACAAAGTTTGATTAATAACAAAGCAGCCCTTATTGGGATCTGGAAATTCCTCAGCATCAGCATAAGACTGAGGCAATATGTTAGCCGGATCTCCAATCTCACTCCAGAAAAACGGCTCACCATCAGCGGGAATGAAAACAAACTTTCCTTGAATATATGCAGCACTAACACTCGGCTTATAGCTCGCATCAGTTATTTGCTCAAGAGTGTTACCATCATAAACATACGCACCACCACCAATCTCCATGATTAGCAGTTTTGTAAATCCAGCAATCAATAAACAACCTGAAGCACCACCGATATCACCAACAACCTCAACATCAACATCATCCTCGCTGATTTCATTAACAATTACTGGAGTCTCAGGCTTTAGAGTTATCCTGATAAGCTTGTTACTTGATACCTGATACAGTTCTTCCTTGAACAGACCAGATCCACGGCAAAACCCGATACCGTTTTGGATTTTTTCAACTCCTGGTCTATCAACCAGAGTTCCAACACTTCCAGGCCTTTCCTCGTAAAACTTATTAATTAAAAGCTCACGCTGACGATACGAATTAAACTTGCCGGTTAAACCTCTAGGTAATGGTATTTCCTGAAACATTACTGACCCTTCCACATATTTTTAATCATATCTGCGAGTGCTAATGTTTCACCTTTTGTAGTTCCCAATGCAGCTACAGGCAAAGACATTTTAGCCAGATCCATCATTGAGTTATCACCTTCAAGATCAGCAGCGGTATTAAAGAACGCTGTTGCATTACCTAAAATTGGCATATATCCAAGCAGATTATCATCAATATACTCTTCTGATATCTGAGCAAGATCGGCAAACACTTCATTTCTAGGCTTCATAACTCCAGTTATTCTCGGATCACGCATCTCCTTTGACTTACCCTCAGCCAAAACCCTTGCAGCCGGATCACTAAACATTTGTATATTTTGGTTTGCTCTATTAATAACTTTCTCATAAAGCTCCATATCGCCTTCCTGATAAGCTAGAGATGCAAGCTCACCAAGTTCAGCGGTTTCAAATGCCGAATCGTTATCCATTCCATAGGCATCAGCCAAATTCATAGCAGCAGCATCAACATCACCAGAGTAACCTGATGCCAAACCTCCAGCAGCCAAACCAGCAGGGATAACAGACTTAAAATCACCACTCGCATTAGTCGCATAACCACCCTCAAGAGCATCGCTTCTATAACCCTTGCCTTCTGGCTTCATCCAATCTAAAACCCTGATATCACCGCCGCGATTGAAGAATTTAGATACATTTTTTGCAGCATCCTTATCGCCGGTTTTTAGCATAATCGCACCAGGCTGAGATCTTGAAACCCTAGCCATCAGTTTTCTCACACCATCATTATCTCTAAGGTTTTTCATTTCCTCAGGACTCATTGGTACATTGCCGATATAGCGATTCTGATTATCAAACATCATGATCGCGTTTTCTTCGGGTATGGACTCTGCCAAAGTTTGACCAGCAGTAGGGCTTGTTATTTGCGGTCCTGGCGGTATTTTCTTTTGCCTTACCTTTTCACTCAGCCCAATGGTTTCTCTTCGAGGCATCGGAGTTGCATCACCAAACTTAGTTTCATAATCTTCAGGATGAAATTGAGCAAACTTACCAGCATCACCCATCACCAAATGACCGCCATAATCAAGATCATCAATACCATCAGCCCAATCCAAAATCTGATCTGTTATCTGTATATCGGATTGCGATGGATCTGGAACACCTGATGGATGATTATGAGATAAATAAAACCTCTTACCACCAGGAACAGATGCAATATCTGACATTAATATTTCAGGAAAAACAGAGGCTTGAGCTGAACCGCCTTTGGTATGCCTTAGCATCTCCAGTGGAATACCCTGCTCATTAGTAACAAGAGCCATCATGTTTTCATTTGCCATCTTTCTCATTGGTGCAAAATAATGAGCAGCATCCTCAACACTCTCAATAGGCTTTCCAGATACAGGGATATCTCCTATTGGCGCATTTCGATAAACAGTTGAGAAGTCACTATCGGCATCGATCATTTGTTGCACTAAAGCGGGAATATCTTGATCACCTTGATCAGTAACTTCCTCAGCAACCTGATATCCAGATAAATCTGGCTTACCTCTTCTCGATAAGTAATCAAGCAGCTTTGATATTGCGTTTTTACTAATAGCCATATTTACTCTTTAGCTCGCTTAATCTGTTTTGGTTTTTTGGTTTCTCTTTCTTTTGATCTGCACTTGCATCATCAGAATTTCCAGCAATAACAGCAACCGGAGCAGCCGAAGCAAGTAGATTCCTGATGCCTTTTTTCTCTGGATCAAAAGCAGCATTTACAGATCTCATCTGAGATGGATCAAAAGCAATAATATGATCAGTACCTTCAAGCTCAGGCATAAAATTCTGCCTACCAGATCCAGTACCCCACTTCATATCAGGAGTTGAATCTATTATTGAATCATACCCCATCTCTTGAAGCGTTTGCCTGATAACCTCACCAGCAGCCATATCGCCAGTATCAGGATCAACCGCATACATCAAACCATCAGAGTTCTTTAATTGATCAACAAAGTTTTCAGCCCCAATCTCACCATCGTACATATAATCAACAAAATCAGCCCTTACCTTTTCAGCATCAGCATCTTCAAATCGATAGGCAACATTATCTAGGGCGTTTAAAAATTCATTTAAGTTTCCACCCTCATCAACATAATCCCACTCCTGGGCAAGCTCCATAGCGCGATCATCGTACATCTCTTTCAAATCATCAGTATCATAAACACCCTCAGCAATCTCATCAGCAAACTGCTCATTAACCTGATCTATAGCATCATCCATTGTTGATTCAGTATCATAAATATTTTCAGCAACAAACATTGTTTCGTTATCACCACCAACCCTCACAGGATTTTCAGTTCTAACCATTAAAGGCATTACATTTGGATTACCAACCAGCTCTCTCTCAGCAATTACTTTTGCTTCCTCGTAAGGAATATCCATCTCATGTTCAATTTGCTCAGCTCTTCTAGCTATCTTTCCTATTAGGTCCTGGCTGGTTTTTGGATCAGCGTAATTATATGAAGCATCAAAAGGGCTTGTCGTACTGTAAATTCCA